GGTAGTGCAATCTTTTTAGGTACACCAGCAGGTCATAATCATTTTTTTGATATATTGCAACAGGCACGAGAGCAAGATGAGGAAGGGTCTGACCAGTGGTACTGGAAGATTGCTAAAGCTAGTGAGACTAAGCTCGTGAAAGATACGGAGCTGGAAGCTGCACAGTTGCAAATGACACCAGAGCAGTATGAGCAAGAGTATGAGTGTTCGTTTACGGCTGCGATTATTGGTGCGTATTATGGTAAGTTGCTTGCTGACTTAGATGACAATGGAAAGATTACAAGAGTGCCATACGATCCTGCACTGCCAGTACATACGGCTTGGGATTTAGGTATTAATGATAGTACGGCTATTTGGTTTGCACAGGTTTATAGAGGGGGTGCTGTTAATGTTATTGACTATTATGAGAATAGTGGCGTTGGCTTGGACCATTACGCTGAAGTATTGCGAAAGAAAGATTATCACTGGGGAGATCATCTTGCTCCACATGATATTGAGGTTCGAGAACTGGGTAGTGGGAAATCGAGATTAGAGACTGCGTTTAGTTTGGGTATACGTTTTAGGGTTATACCGAAGATGAAAGTTGCTGATGGTATCAATGCTGCGAGGATGATGATACCTAAATGTTACTTTGATAGGGATAAATGTGCCGAAGGTCTTGAGATGCTAAGGCAATATAGGCAGGAGTGGGATGAAAGAAAGAAGATATTCAGAGATCAGCCACGCCATGACTTTACGAGTCATAGTGCTGATGCGTTTAGGTATTTAGCTATTGGGTTGGAGAATCGTACTGTGATGACTAGACCACCACAATCTGTGGCAGTGAATGAGTACAATCCTTTTACGATATGATGTATTCTCAGGATTACCATGATGCTATGGATATGGTTGAGTATAGTGAGCATCATAGAGACTGGGATAAAGATATGTTGCAGAAATATATTGAAAAACCATTAGGGATTAGACAGTATAAGATTATTAGGAATGATTATCAGGAGCCATTGATGTTTGCCACATGGGGTTTTCCAAGCGAGAAGCAGGTAGATGAATACGTTGCCACTAAGTATTTTCCTGCTGATGGGTATAAGGGTGGTGGCAGTGATGTTTGGCTAGTAGACTTTATTGCAAAAAAAGGTTATACAAGAATAGGTTTTCTTGTTTTAAAGAAAATGTTTATGCGTATTGGCTATAAGAAAGCCTTTTGGTTTAGACCAGAGTCCAACAAACTAGGTTGGCATATATTGAAAGGAAAGTAACATGGGTGGTGCTCCAAAGCCGATTAAAAAAATAATCAAGCCTATTAAAAAGGTTGTTAAGAAAGTGGTAAAACCAATAGATAAAATTATTGTAGAACCTTTGGAAAAGCCAGTTAAAAAGATTGTCAAAGAGGTAAAAGATCTTCCAAAAGATATTGAAAAGAAATTAGTTGAGCCATTGGAAAGACCAGTAAAGAAAGCTATAAATGTAGTTGAAAAGATTGGTGCTGATATAGTGGAGCCTTTAGAAAGACCAGTAAAGAAACTTGTAAAAGAAGTCAAAGAGACTGTTACTGGCACAGATAAAAATGATTATAGAAAGCCTCAACAACCAGCAGAATCACCAGAGATAACACCTGAAGTTGTTGAAGATGAAACACCAACGATTACAACTAGGTATGCTACTAGAGGTAAAAGGTCAGGACAAGCTGGTACGATCATGGAAGGCTATGGCGTAGTTACACGACCAAAAAGCAAAAAAGCAATAACATAGGAGATATAAATGTCATTCCTTAAACCAAAAGTTTATGTTCCACCACCACCACCAGTTCCAGAGGAGCCAGATAAAGCTGACTATGAAAAAGCTGCTGCTATGGCTGGTGAAGCAGAAACACAGGAAAGAAAAAAACGTAGAGGGCGTGGCAGTACGATTGTTGCTGGTCAGCTAGGAGAAACATCCACAAGTATGGGTGGCACAGGTGGTACACCAACTTTGTTAGGATAAACCCATGATGAATGTCAAAGATATAGTTGCTCGTTATCAACACGTTGAAGGTCAGAGAGATAACTGGAATAATCATTATCAGGAGTTAGCTGACTATATGTTGCCAAGAAAGGCAGACATAGTTAAGAAAAGAAGTCGTGGTGAAAAGAGAATGGAGCTTATTTTTGATGGTACAGCTTTACAAGCAGTAGATTTATTATCATCTAGTTTACATGGTATGCTGACATCTGGTGCAACGCCTTGGTTTCATTTGACTATGAAAGATGTAGAATTAGGTAGAGATGAAGAAGTACAAAGGTGGTTAGAAGATAGTTCGCAAAGAATGATGCGTGCCTTTACTATGTCTAACTTTGAAACAGAAGTCCATGAGATGTATGTTGACTTAGTTGTATTTGGTACTGGGTGTATGTTTGTTGAGATGGATGAAAAGACATTACGATTTAGTACAAGGCATATATCAGAGTTTTATGTAACAGAAGATCAATATGGTATCGTTGATACTGTATTTAGAAAGTATGAGTTACCTGCAAGACAAGCTGTGCAGAGATTTGGCATTGATAATGTAGGTGCATTTATTGCACGAACATTTGAGAAGAAGCCTGATGAGAATGTAGAGATACTTCATGTTGTGATGCCTAGAAAAGAAAGAGATCCAACGAAACGAGATAATAAGAATATGCCATTTGCATCTATGTATATTTGCATGGAAACAAAAATGATATTGGCAGAGAGTGGTTTTCAGGAACTACCTTACGTTGTACCACGCTTCCTTAAGGCAACAGGGGAAGTTATGGGTAGATCTCCAGCTATGGTTGCGTTGCCAGATGTAAAGATGATTAACTTGATGTCTAAAACAATCATACAAGCAGCACAAAAAATGATAGATCCTCCACTATTAGTGCCTGATGATGGGTTCTTGCTCCCCATTCGAACCCAGCCTGGAGGTCTAAACTTTTATAGATCAGGTTCAAGAGATACAATAACACCACTACAAACTGGTGCTAATATACCTATTGGATTGAACATGGAAGAACAACGAAGGATGGCAATTCGTTCTGCTTTCTTCGTTGACCAATTATTGAGTGGCAGTACACCTAACATGACAGCGACAGAAGTTATACAAAGACAAGAAGAAAGAATGAGAGTTATAGGTCCTGTGCTTGGTAGATTGATGAACGAGATGTTAAGACCTTTGATTGATAGGGCGTTTGCTTTGATGTTGCGTGCAGATATGCTTGCCGTACCACCAGAGGTTTTACAAGGATTAGATATTGATATTGAGTATGTGTCACCTCTTGCAAGAGCACAAAAGTCTAGCTCTGTTAATGGTGTAATGAGAGCCTTAGAAATACTAATGCCATTGTCACAACAACTACCAGTTGGAGATCACATTGATCCTGATGGATTGGTTACTTATTTAACTGATGCTTTAGGTGTTCCAAAGAAAGTCTTGAAGCCACAATCAGTCGTTGACGAAGAAAGAGAACAGCGTGCAATGATGCAACAAGAGCAGATGGAAAGACAAATGGAGCAAGAGGATGTTGCTACAGTTGGTCAGGCAGCACAAGCAGTAAGAATGGTTGGTGCAAATGAATGACCAGATAACACAACTAAAAGTAATGTATAAAGATGCTTTTGGAAACAATGCTGGTAAAAAGGTTTTAGAGGATTTGGAGATACGTTGTAACTGGCGTGCTTCAAGTTATGTAGCTGGTGATGCCAATGCTACAGCCTTTGAAGAAGGTAAAAGGGCAGTAATACTACACATATATAACATGATGAAAGAGGAGTAGATATGTCAGAACAAGTTGCTGAACAGGTAGCCGAACCAGTACAGCCTACAGCGTTGGAAACACCAGCCGAGGTTGCACAAGGTGGGTCTGGTAACAGTTTCATGGAAATGATACCAGAAGAATTAAGGGAGCACCCTAGTCTATCACCAATAAAAGATGTTGGTAATTTAGCTAGGAGTTATGTAAATGCACAGAGATTGATAGGTAGCGATAAGGTTCCGTTGCCAAAAAATCCTACAGAAGAAGATTTAGATAACATTTATAGTAAGTTGGGCAGACCAGAAACACCACAGGGATATGAGTTACCTGTTGATGGGAATGTTATAACTGAAGAATTAGCTACACAATATGCAGACATTGCACATAATCTAAGACTTACACCACAGCAAGCACAAGGTGTATTGGATTATTATAAGAGTACAGTCCAACAAACAAGTGAAGGATTGGTGCAACAAGCAGAAGAACAGGCAGAGCAAACAACAGCAGAACTACAAAGAGAGTGGGGTCAAGCCTTTGAGCAAAAGGTAACGGCTGCAAAAGAGATTGTAGATCAGTTTGCAGGTCCAGAGTTGTTACAGATGAAGCTAGAAGATGGAACATTAATTGGTAATCATCCAGCTTTTATCAAGGCTTTTGCTGCTATGGGAGATTTTAAGTCTACTGTAACAAGCGAAGATACTGTATCTGATAATGCTATTAACAGAGCTTATACACCACAAATGGCACAACAAGAAGTTGATGGTATTATGAATGATAAGACACACGCCTATTGGAATAGAAAAGATCCTATAGGAAGGCAGCGTGCAGTAGAACGTATGCAGGAATTGATGGGGTATATTCATGGATCATGAATTAACACCTGACCAAGAGATTCGTTTGGAATGTTTACGGCTTGCAGTTGAATTTGGTACACAAAGAGATTTGTTGCATCCAGAGAAACTTGCTGATATATATTACGAATGGGTTATGAAGGGTAGCTTGGAAACAAGTCCTCAAGACAATCGGATAGACGATAGCCTAAAGTCGGCTAAAAATTCTAGGAGTGTCCGTAAAGGGTAGCACACTGTAAGTAAATCAAATGTAACTTTTACGAAGGAGACTTAAATGTCAGCCACAGTAACTACAGCATTTGTCCAACAGTATTCTGCTAACGTGCAGATGTTATCTCAACAGATGGGAAGCCGTCTTAGAGACACAGTTCGTGTAGAGAATATTACAGGGAAAAATGCTTTTTTCGATCAGGTAGGCGTTGCTACTGCTCAGTTGCGTACCAGCCGTCATGCCGACACTCCACAGATAGACACACCACACGCAAGACGTAGGGTGAGTTTAGCTGATTATGAGTATGCCGATTTAATTGATGACCAAGATAAAGTCAGAATGTTAATCGATCCAACATCTTCTTATGCAATGGCTGCTGCTGCTGCAATGGGTAGAGCAATGGATGACGTTATCATTTCTGCTGCACTTGGAACAGCTTTTACAGGCGAAACAGGTTCAACATCTACTGCTTTTTCATCTGACAATCAGATTGCAAATGGTAGTGCAGATATGTCTGTTGCTAAGTTAATTCAAGCTAAAAAGATTTTAGATTTAGCTGACGTTGACCCATCAATACCAAGATATATTGCAGTTGGTCCTAATCAGATTGAAGCTCTGTTAAATACTACATCAGTAACAAGTTCTGACTTTAATACAGTCAAGGCTCTTGTTCAGGGTGAAGTTGATACATTCATGGGTTTCAAATTTATTGTAACAAACAGACTATCGCTTGCATCAAACATCCGTTCATGTTTCGCATGGGCAGAGGATGGGATTGCTCTAGGCATAGGTAAAGACGTATCAGCAAGAATAGACGAGAGAGCAGACAAAGGTTATGCTACTCAGGTTTATTATTGCATGAGTGTTGGAGCCACACGCATGGAAGAATCCAAGATTGTGCAAATCGATTGTGATGAATCAGCTTAAGGGAGAGTGAACAATGACTACTAAAAACACAACTCTTGTAGCAAACTTTGAAGCTACTCCTCAAGTTGCAAGTAATGCTCACGAGCTACATGGCGTTTTGCGTGTTGCTCAGGGTACAGTCGCACTAGCTGCTGGTGATAGTACAGACAATGATATTGTTATGCTTGCACCAATTCCTAGTAACGCATCAATCACAGCTTTAAGTGTTGCAGCAGATGCCCTTGGTGGTTCTTGCACATTTAATGTGGGTCTATATCAGACAAATGGAACAGTTGTAGACGAAGATCTATATGCTAGTTCAGTTGCTGATGGAACTACAGCAGTTGCAGATCTCAGAACAGAAGCAGCCAATATAAATACTATTGGTACTCAGTTATGGGAAAATGCTGGTGCTTCAGTTGATCCAGGTGGTTACTATTACGTTGCAGCGACTTTTAATGCAACAGGTGGTACAGCAGGTGATATGTCATTTATCATACACTATGTTGTTAACTAAAAAAAATGTAGGGAGCAGTTAACCTGCTCCTTACCTTTAGGAGTTTTAAATGCCGTCAGTTGTAGATATTTGTAATGAAGCTATGGATTTACTTGGTGCAGCAACTATTACTGCATTGACAGAAAACTCTAAAGAAGCACGACTTTGTAACAGAAGATTTGAAACAGTAAGAGATGCCGTTCTCAGAGCACATACTTGGAACGTAGCAATAACAAGGGCAGCATTAGCAAAAGATAGTGACGCACCTGCATTTGGATTCTCTAGTCAATTTACATTACCAACAGACCCTTATTGTTTAAGAGTTGTATCTTTTTGGAACTCTAACGTAAATAATGACATTGCAGCTTATGATAGTAATGTGATGTTTAAGATAGAGGGTAGAAAAGTATTATCGAATGAGGGTAGCTGTTCTATTATTTATATAAGTAGAGTAACAGATACAGAGCAGTTTGATGCACTACTAAGTAGTACGATTGCACATAAATTAGCGTCAGAAACAGCTTATGCCATAACTGGTAGTAATGCTCTAGCACAATCTATGTATTCATTATATCAGGCAAGGCTTAGTGAAGCTAGAAGTATGGATGCACTAGAGGGTTATCCAGAACAATTACAGGCAGATACTTACACTAACGCAAGGTTCTAATATGGCTAGAGTATCGTCTATTATCACCAATTTCAGAGCAGGTGAGATTTCCCCACGACTTGAAGGCAGGATTGATTTACAGAAATATAATGAAGCTGTAAAAGAGCTAGAAAACATGATTGTGTTTCCTCAAGGTGGTGTTACTCGTAGACCTGGAACATATTACGCAGGAACTACAAAAGATGGTGGTCAGGTAAGATTAATTAACTTTGAATTTAGTGATACACAAGCCTATGTATTAGAGTTTGGAAATAATTACATACGAGTATTCAAAGATGGTGGCTTAGTTACAGAAGCAACCACAGCAATATCTGCAATAACAAAAGCAAACCCAGCAGTAGTAACATCTAACTCACATGGACTGAATGATGGTGATAGGGTGTTTATTAGTGGTGTTGTTGGTATGACAGAGGTAAACAACAGAGAGTTTACAGTTGCAGGAAAAACAACAAATACATTTCAGTTAAGTGGTGTAAACAGTTCAGCGTTTACAACTTATGGAAGTGCAGGAACAGTTGGTAAAATAGTAGAGATAACAACAACTTACACAACAAGCCAGTTATCTAGCATTAACTTTGCACAATCAGCAGATGTTTTGTTTCTTGCTCATCAAAGCCATGACCCTGCAAAGTTGACAAGAACCAGTCATACATCATGGACATTGACAGATATTGATTTTACTGATGGTCCTTACCTTGATGAAAACATAACAACAACAAGTTTGTATGCGAGTGCTAACACAGGGTCAGTAACAATCACAGCGTCAGCAAGTTTGTTTGTCAGTACAGATGTTGGTAGATTGATTAGGTTTCGTGAAGTGATAGAAGCAGAACATGATGCGTGGGCAGCTAGTACGAACTATGCACAAAATGCTATAGTCAGATTTGGTGACAATGTTTATAAGAAAACTGATTCAGGTTCAGATGGCAGTGGAACTACAGCACCAGTTCATTTATCAGGATCAAAGGTATATGGTGATATAACATGGGAGTTTCAGCATAGTGGTTCAGGCTTTGTAAAGATAACAGGATTCACGAGTGCTACTGTTGTAACAGCTACATTTAAAAACAGCACAGGATTTTTACCAGCAAGTGTTGTGGGTAGTAGTAATACAACAACTTTATGGTCATTAGGTAGTTTTAGTGCGACTACTGGTTTTCCAAGAGCTATAGGTTTTTATGAAGAACGATTGTATTTTGCCAGTACAACAGAACAGCCACAAACTATATTTGGCAGTGTGTCTGCTGACTTTGAAAACCATACTCCAGGAATAAATGATGATGACGCTATTAATGTTACAATAGCTTCCGATCAAGTAAACGTAATAAAACATTTATTACCAGCTAGATTTTTACAGTTATTGACTACAAGTGCTGAGTTTACATTGTCAGGTGGTGCAGGATCAGAGCCAGTTACACCGACTAATGTTAATGTTCTAAGAGAAACAACTTTTGGTACTGGTACTGTAAAGCCATTGAGAGCAGGTAACAGTACGATACTTATACAAAAGGGTGCTGAAAAAGTAAAAGAGATAACCTTTGATTTAGATACAGATGGATTATTAGGTGTTGATTTAACTGTATTGGCAGATCATTTAGCTAGAGGTGGCTTTACTGATATGGTTTGGCAACAGGAGCCTGAGTTATTGTTATGGTTTGTCCACAGTGATGGCAGACTTATTGGATTAACTTATGATAGAGCTAACGCTACAGTGGGTTGGCATGAGCACAGTTTAGGTGGCAGTGGTATTGTAGAAAGTATTACAGCAATACCCAGTGGTGCAGAAGATCAGGTCTATCTTAGTGTAAAGAGAACAATTAACAGTGCGACTGTAAGACATATAGTTTTTCTCAAGTCATTATATTTTAATGATGATGTAGAAGATGCTTTTTTTGTTGATAGTGGATTAACATACAGTGGCAGTGCGACAACATCCATCACAGGGTTAAATCATCTTGAGGGTGTAACAGTAACCATTTTAGCTGATGGGTCTGCACATTCTGATAAAACAGTCAGTGGTGGTGCAATTACATTAGATAGAAGTGCGTCAAAGGTTCACATTGGTTATGGGTACACATCATCACTAGAAACATTGCGTATGGAAGCAGGTGCAGAAGATGGTATTTCACAAGGTAAGATTAAGAGAATACATGGTGTTACAGCTAGGTTCTTTCAGACAGTCGGTGCAGAGTTAGGTCCTGATACTAGTAATCTTGACAGATTGCCGTTTAGAGATAGTAGTATGGCTATGGATCAAGCTATACCATTGTTTAGTGGTGATAAAGAAATATCTTTCCCATCAGGGTATGACAATGATGCAAAGATTGTTATAAGACAAACACAGCCGTTGCCTATGACAATACTAGCTATTATGAGAAGGTCTAATACATTTGATGCTTAAGATAAAAAATTTTGAAAAAGAAGATTTAGAAATGATCGAAACTAATTTTCATTTTCCAGAAAGCTCGAAAGCAGCTATGATGAAAGAAAGCTGTATTAGTGCATACACAGCATTGCTAGAAAGTAAGGTATTTATGATTGGTGGTGTATATGGGTTGTGGAAAGATGTAGGCGAAGCATGGTTTATTATGTCAAGTATTGCCTATGACAAGCCTTTTGCAGCAGCTAAATACTCCAGTATATTGTTAGACCATGTTCAAGAAGATGCAAAATTGCAACGCATACAAGCAAGTGTGCATACTAATGATAAGCAAGCTATAAGATATGTAGAGTGGTTAGGGTTTGAGAATGAAGGTTTAATGAAGAAGTATGGTCCTGATGGTTCGGACTATTATCGTTTTGCGAGGGTGATGTAATGTTAGATGCAGTTCTAGGTTACAAAGGAAACATGGCTTCAGCCAAGGCTGCAAGACAAGTCGGTGAATATAATGCTGTAGTAGCAGAAAACGAAAAGGTTTTACTGCAAAGGGCAACAAGAGAAAAAGAAGCTAATTTAAGAAAAAGTGCGGAAAGATTACAAGGCACACAAAGGGTTGCTACAGCTAAATCTGGAATACAGATGTCAGGGAGTGCTTTGGAAGCATTAAGAGATACATTTTTTAATACTGAATTAGATGCAATCGGAATACGTTATGCAGGTTCCATAGAAGAAGCTGCAAAGATAAATGAAGCAGCTATGGCTAGAGCAACGGCAAGTGCTCAATCTGCACAGTTTAAAACGGCAGCTTATAGGACTGTATTACAATCAGGTGAAAAGGCAGCCAAAACATTTATGGGTATGCCAGGATAGGAGACTGATTAGATATGCCACAGATACCATTATATAACAAAGGTCTAGGTGCAACAGGTGTAACTACAGGTGGTTCTTTAGGACCTAGAGCTTCAGCAGGTGCGTTTACTGGTGTAGGTCAAGAGGTCGCTAAGTTTGGGCAAGCTGCTGGTGATATTATGCGTGATTTTTATGATGCTGATAAAAAGGCAGAAGCTAAAACTGCTATAGCACAAGCTGAGAACGAACTAACAAAAGAAATAGATACACACATAAAAAATGATAAAACTACCAGCATTGAAGAATTTGATGGTCAATATAAAAAAATGATTATTGATAAAAAAATAAAAGACATTGCTGGTAAGTACAAATTAAGACCTTTGGAGCAACAGGCATTGGTTGCAAGATTGGGAGATATATCTGCTGGTGGACAATTAAAAGGAAGAAACGAAGCGTATGGTAAGCAAGAAGTAATAAGAGGTACGGCAGTAAATGATAAGCTAGTAAGGCTAAGAGGTATTATGGCTTCTTTGCCAAACAGCCATCCAGAAAGTTTAAAAGCAAGTGCTGATGCCTTTAAAGAAATAAGTGACAGCCAAAAAGACGGAACGATTAAGTACTCATCTATTAGGTCAGTTGAACAATTTAATATGGGTGTTGAGCAGGAAACATTAACAAATAAAATTGAAGGTGCATCTTCATTTGCTGATCTAAAGATAATGACTGATGAAGTAGCTAAAAGCACACAATCAACATCTATAAAAAATAAATTTAATAAAGCTATAAGAGCTAAAAGAAATATATTAATACAAGACACAAATCAAAATATACAAGATCAATTAGATGGCAGTGATGCAACATATGAAGAATTAAATGTAATAACTGATAAATTAAGAAACAATGAAGATGTAAACATAACATTAGCCAGTGGTAAAAGTATTTCAATATCAGGTACAGATTTACCACAAAACATAAGTAATAGTGTGCAAAAGTTCATTAGCAACAGATCAAAAGAAGTTGAGGATGTTGCCTTAAATGATGGCTCTGCAAGTATAATTGATGATGGTAATAATACTGATATAAAAACAACATTACAAACAGCAGATGATTTTGTAAAAAGTATGCCTGATAAAGAAAAAGCAGAAGGTTCTGTGTTATCGGCTGCTTTAAATCTACAAGGTGACGCTAAAAGATTAGTTGAAATTTATAAACAAGACCCAAGTCAAGTGAACGCTGACAAGATAAGGCAACTTACAGAAACATCTAAAGAGCTTTTAGAAACAGGATATGCAGGTAGACCAGCATTAATAAAGCAAGAGGGTAGAAACGGAACATCAGCTAACAATGCTTTGACTGCAATAAATAATATAAATTTAGATTTAGACAAAGAAATAGCTGCTGCAAAAGTAATAACAGATGCTTCAGATATAATAACAGAAGGAAACTTCACATCTATAAAAGAAAGTTTGACAGAAAAACAACAAGACGCTGCATTAAAATTAGCATTGAAAGGCAAAGATGTAGATACACAAATGCTTATTTTGGAAAGGAACAATGTAAAATCAGATGATTATTCAAATATTTTATCTGAAGGCTCTACAAATATTTTAGGAGTGCAACCTGATATAAATAAAGTTAAGTCACAAATTGAATTGTTTAGGATTATGAAATCAAGAGGTAATGGTGTTCTTGAAAATCATTTAAGTAAAAATGATATAGCTGTTTACAACTCAGTGCTTGCTATTGAGCAAGGTGGTAAATCTCTTGAAGAAGCAATAGGTATGGTTGCAGAAGCTAACAGATCAGGTATTGATATTAATGCTAAATATAAATTAGTGGAATCTCAAGTAAGAACTATAAGTTCGGAAACAACTAGTTTTTTTGGAACAAAGCCACAAAACAGTGCATCTATTCAACAAAAGGTAGAGGATTTATCTAAGGTTTACATAGGGTTAGGTGTAGATCCTAAAGTCGCAGTTAAACAAGCAGGTGCAGATATTATTGCTAGTCATATAAATTATAAAGGTGTGTTGATACCTAGGTCTATAAATATGAATGAAACAGATATAAAGAAAAATGCTCAGTTAATAATAGATGATTATAAAGCTAGAAATAAAGATGATGATTCAGAAATTACTGCAACACCTGTTACTGGTAGAGTTGATAAGTGGATGATAATAAGAGATGGTATTCCGTTTCCAAGTGAGTTTTACACATTAGATCAAATAAAAGATTTAGATGTCCAAAAAGCTAAAAAAGGTAGTCAGAAAATTATTGCTGGTCAAAATAAAACACAAAAAGATCTTATAAAAACACAAGCTCAAAAAGCAGAAGAAGAACGTAAGAATAAAATAAGAGAAGAAAATCGTGAAGGATTAAAAAAAGCGTTTCCTGGATTTTATAAATAAATGGCACTTGAACCAGAAAAAATTGAATTAGCAAGACCAATAAATCTTCTTCAAGAGCAAGAAGCAAAAGAAGCATACGAAAAAGAAAGAGAAAAAGTTACATTTAGTGATGCTTTATCTGCTGCATTTGCCGAAGATAATGCAATGTCATGGATATATAATGGTTTGGAAGATCACGAACCTGACGAAAACTTTTTACTTGATGACGAGTCCTATGCAGAATTTACAAAAGATATACCAACAGAATATCATGATTTTTTAGAAGATGCAGTAAGCAGACCTCATGCACAAAAGTTGCGTGATAGAGTTTTGCAATCACTAAAAAATGAGGAAACATTAGCAAAGTATGGTTATGGCTCTATTCCTATAAGATTGGGTGCTGCTGTAGTTGATCCTGCTGCTATAACTGCTACTGTATTGACAGAAGGTGTGGCTGCACCTTTCTTATGGGGTGCTAAAGCAACAAGGTTAGCAAGGGCGTTTAGAGGTTTGGCAACAGGTGCTGTTCCAAGTGCAGCTATTGAGTCGTACTTAGTTTCGCAAAATCCTATAAAAGACCCATATGACATATTGTATGCTGCTGGTGGTGGTATGCTTTTAGGTGGAGCCATAGGTGGTGCATTTGGTAAAAGTTCTGATGAAGCATTTAATGCAGCCTTTAAAAAGGGTATTAATGATGTCGAAGAAGCACAAGTAGCAGATGTAAAACAATCAATGATAAATAAAGGTGTAGCAAAGCCTGAAGAATTTATTACTCCTGATACTGGAGTTGGTGCAGCAGAAAACTCTATGTCAAGACCAGTGCAAATCGGTGAGTTACGCAGAGGTGCAGAAGAAGAAATATTAGAAGCACAAGATACGCCTATGGGTGATTTTGGTAAATTTAGAATTGATATGATAGGTCAATTAAAAAACAGTGAGTTAGGAACCACAAGAAAGGTTGCACAATATATTGGTGAAGATGCAGTAAATCCTGGTGAGTTTACAGCAGATTTAATTAAAACTCAGTTAACAAGAAGTTTATCAGTAAGATACTATAATGCTTATGAGGACTCGTATACAAGATGGGCAAAATCTAGTAACATTGGATATTTGCGAAGAAAGTTTGGAGCACAAAGATCTGAGTTTGGTAGATTGGTTGCAGATGAAATAGAGTTTCCAGGATCAGCAACAAACCCTGATATAATAAATGCAGCACAAAGGCAAAGAGTAATATTTAGAGAAATACTGCAAAAGGCTAAACAAGCTGGTGTAAAAGGTTTTGATGATATACCTGAAGATTTAACTTACTTTTCTCATTTATGGGATGGTTATAAATTTACAGAACTTACACCTAAACATGGGAAGGATTTTGCAAGTACATTATTATCTAAATCTTTGTTAAGGGCAAATCCTGAAATATCTGAGGACCTTGCAAACAAAATTGGTAAGGGGATGGTCAAAAATATAGAAAAAAGAGCTATGGGTATAGATGCTGGTATGTCTCGAATATTTAGCACATCTAACAAAGATTTTTTGAAAGATTTATTAATTGAAGAAGAAATATTATCTGAAGTAGAAGCAGAAAATTTAGTAAATTTATTACACTTTAAGCCTGAGGGTGTGCCATCAAGGGCAAAGAAAAGACTAAAGTTTGATGTTAATTTTGCAATGACATCAAGAGGTGAGACTGTTTCTGTTAAGGATTTAATGAACAGAGATGCAGAGCAAGTTTTTAATTCTTATGTAAATCAAATGACAGGTAGAATTGCTTTAGCTCAAAAGGGTATTGCGAGTGATGCTGACTTTAAAAAACTAACAGACACAATAGCTGAAGAAGGTGGTCGCTTAGGTAAAAAAGGTCAAGATACAGCACAAAAGGACATAAAAAAATTAAATGTTATGTATGACATGATTTTGGGCAGACCACCAAAAGATATGATACAAGACCCTACTTCTGATGCAAATAGATTAGCTAGGTTGTTGATGGATTATAACTTTATAAGAGTTATGAACCAAGTAGGTTTTGCACAGGTAGCTGAATTAGGAAACGCTGTTTCGGTTGATGGTATTAAAGGATTGATAAGAGTAATACCTGAATTGAAATCTATGCTTAAAAGAACACAAAGTGGTGAGCTAGAAGATGCTGTTGCGAGAGACTTAGAAGCATTTGCAGGTATTGGTGTTGATAGAAGAATACATCAAGCTATGAATAGATATGATGCACATGATATTTATGTGCAGGGCAGAGGTGACTTTATTGATAGGGCAGGTGCAGCAATACAGCCATTAAAAAGAATAACAGCAGATATGTCAGGTATGGCTCCAATAACATTAGCAATGGAAAGAGCAACAGGTAGGATTGCAGTACAATCTTTAACAGATTTAGCTTTTGGCATAAAAAAAATAAATTTTAAAAAAATTGGCAGAGGTACATTAGAACAAGATATAGCCAAACGTATGGAAACATTAGGTTTGAATCCTGAAATGGCACAAAGAGTTTTCCAACAAATAAGAGAAAAAACAGTAACAAGTCCATCAGTGTTTTTTAAAGGTAGAAAAATTAAAAGAACTAATCTTGATGCTTGGGATGACATAGAAGCAAGAGATGCTTTTACATTAGCTGTCACTAGATGGACCAGACAAAGCATACAACAGAATGACGTAGGTAACTTGAATATACATATGACAAGCACATTAGGTAAAATGGTTAGTCAGTTCAGAACATTTATGCTTGTTTCTTACTCTAAACAATTTTTACACAACATTAAACGTAATGATTTTGCTGCATATTCTGCCATGATGTATTCATCATTTTTTGCTGGATTATCTTATACTGCACAAATGCACGCTAACGCTGTAGGCAGACAGGACAAAGAGGAGTTTTTAAAAGAAAGATTATCTGCTGTTGAAATAGGAAAAGCTGCATTTCAAAGAAGTTCATATGCTTCATTGTTTCCTGCTTTGATAGATACTGGTATGCCGTTTTTTGGTGAGGACCCTATGTTCTCTTATGGCAGGACAACAGGACTGGCAACAGGTTTGCTAAGTGGTATTCCATCAGTGCAGTTAATAGATACTGCCTACAAAGGTGCACAAGGAGTAAGTAGAGCATTGTTAAATGACGAGTATCAAATGTCACAATCACAGGGTAGAGCATTGAGATCTTTGGTTCCGTTTCAAAATGCAATAGGAATAAAAAATGTTATGAATAAGATGTTTGAAGATTTACCTGAATCAGCAAGGGTTGATTAAAATGCAAAATAATATATTATTAACTAGAAAGTGGACTTGTAACCCATTTTCTGCTATTGGAGAGTTATTATGACAGTTAGTAGCACCACAACAAGAAATAGCTATAGTGGCAACGGCAGTACCACAACATTTGCCTATGGCTTTAAGATATTTGCTGACGCTGACTTAACTGTAATACTGAGAGCATCTACTGGTGTAGAAACAGTACAATCACTTACAACACATTATTCAGTTACCAATGCAGGTAATGCTAGTGGTGGTAATGTTGTATTTGGTACGGCTCCTGCTAGTGGCGTTACTGTTGTCATAAGACGTAACATGGCTATAACACAAGCAACAGACTATGTTGCAAATGATCCTTTTCCAGCAGCTACACATGAAGATGCGTTAGACAGGCTGACATTTATATCACAGCAGATGCAAGAAGAAGTAGATAGAGGTATTAAGCTATCTCGTACTAACACTATGACTTCTACAGAATTTACAACAAGTGCAGCAGACAGAGCTAGTAAAATATTAGCTTTTGATAGTAGTGGTGAGTTATCTGTTACACAAGAGTTAGGTACATTTAAAGGTAACAGTGCAACAACTACAACAGCAGCATTTAAACAAAGAGACATAGTAAAAGCGACAACTACAGCACAGCTAAACAACATATATATTTGTGTGGCTGACTCAGCTATTGGAGACACACTAACAGATACAGACCATTTTGCTTTATTGGTAGACGCTGTATCAGCAGCAACTTCTGCAACGACTGCAACAACAAAAGCTGGTGAAGCATCAACAAGTGCAAGTACAGCAACTACAAAAGCTAGTGAAGCTGCAACTAGTGCATCAAATGCAGCAACAACTCTTACAACATTCCAAGGACAGTATCATGGTGCTAGTGGTTCTGACCCAACATCAAACTTGGATGCTGGAGATCTGTATTTTAAAACAGATGGCTCTGGTATAAAAGTTTACACTGGTTCTGCCTGGGTAGATGTAAAGCCAACAAGCTCAGAACAAACAAATATTAATACTGTTGCTGGTGCAAACTCAAATATTTCTGCCTTGGCTGCAAGTGC